TATTGATAGGTTACTCTGTTAATTTTGTCACTAATCATTTACATTATGCCGATCTGCGTATAGCTCAAAACGATTTGTTGTTTATCAGCAAGGAACATAGAGGTGGCAGAGTCGGATTAAAGTTGATTAGAGAGACAGAAAACCACGCAACATCACTCGGATGCAAATTAATGCTATGGCATTGCAAAGAAAACACCACTTTGTCTGGTTTGTTACCGAGAATTAAATACGGTGTACAAGACATTATTTATTCCAAGGAGTTATGAAATGGGAGTTGTAGCAGCTATTGCAGCAGTTGGATCAACAGTTGTAGCTATTAAAAGTGCAAATGACCAAAGAAAAACGCAACAACGTGCATTGGCAGAGCAACGCCAATCTAATGAACGTGCAGAAGCACGAGCAAAAGCAGAACAGCAAAGGTCTGAGCAAGAATATAACAGGGCAAATAGGCAAAATGTTGATGTTGAAAGTGCATTAGACGCTAGTGAATTATCAGCACAACAGGGAGCATCTGGAACATTGTTAACTGGCAGTATGGGAGTAGATCCTAACCAACTAAACCTTGGTCAAAACACATTATTAGGCGGTTAATCAATGAAAACCAAGAGAGATAAACTACTGACAAGGTGGGGTCACCTTAGATCAGAAAGGGCTACTTGGTGGTCACATTGGCAAGAGGTGACAACATATTTATTACCTAGAAATGGACGTTATTTTGTACAGGATAGGAACAAAGGCCATAGAAGACATAACTCGATATATGACAATACTGGTACAAGAGCGTTAAGAACACTGGGTGCTGGCATGATGGCAGGTGCTACATCCCCTGCAAGACCGTGGTTTAGGCTAGGAACAGTAGATCCAGAGCTTAATAAGTTTGCTCCTGTAAAGTTATGGCTAAATGATGTAACAGAACGTATGCAATTGGTGTTTCAAAAGTCCAATACATACCGAACATTGCACAGTATGTACGAAGAATTAGGTGCATTTGGTACTGCTGGGTCAATAATTTTAGCTGATGAAAAAACTGCAATACATCATTACCCTGTAACCATAGGAGAATATGCAATAGCTACGGATTATCAGGGCAGAGTAAACACTTTGTACAGAGAATTTCAAAAAACAGTAGGAG